TACTAAAAGAATTTGCTAAGCTTAAAAAATTTTATAAGAAAAAAATATGTCTAGATTGTTATCCAACATTTTTAAAAGAACAAAAAAACTGAATGGTGTAAAAATGAACACAACACAAATATGAATTACAGAATAAAAAAAATCATTAGCTGCACGGTTAAGAAATGTTATCAATAAAAATGATACTACTATGAATTACATTGGTTGTAATATTCAATATTTTAGAGAATGGTTAGAATATAACTTTACAAAAGAAATGAACTGGGATAATTATGGTTCATTTTGGTCAATAGATCATATCATTCCGGTGTGTAAATTTAATTTGTCTATTGAAGACGAAAAATTTAAATGTTGGAATTGGTCAAATATGATGCCAGTTACAGTAAATTATAATTCATCAAAAAAAAATATTGTTATAGAACAAATAAATTATATTATTGAAAAAATAGAAAAGTTTAAAGAAGAAGGTTCAACGACTAAATGGTTTTCGAGTGAATTTATATTAAATATGGAACTAGTTTTAAGTAAATAAGAATAAAACAAAGTAAATTCATTTTAAGATATAGTCTAATCCTTATTGAAAGATAAGGTAGAGGAAATGTACAGGTAATCCTCAAATCACCTTCTGGAAGGTCACTTACAGAAGATACACTAACTTTGCCATCGAATCGATTGAGCAAACTTTCAACGGCCAGGCCGATTTTGGACGCAGAGTCCAATGCACCATCTCTAGAAATGGTGACCTTGCCTACAGAACCTACTTACAGGTGACTCTCCCTGAGATTAACCAGCTTATGGGTATTGCTTCTTTTACCCAGAACTCTGGCTCTGGTGTTTATGCTCGTTGGTTGGACTTCCCCGGTGAGCAGATCATTGCTCAGGTTGAGGTTGAGATCGGTGGTCAAAGAATTGATCGTCAATATGGTGACTGGATGCACATCTGGAATCAGCTCACAATGACTGCTGAGCAACAGCGTGGCTACTTCAAGATGATTGGTAACGTTACCCAGCTTACCTTCATCACCGATCCCTCTTTCTCTGAGGTTGATGGCCCTTGCGATTCCTTGGCTCCCCGCCAAGTTTGCGCACCTAGAAATGCTCTCCCTGAGACCACTCTATATATCCCTCTCCAGTTTTGGTTTTGCACCAATCCTGGTTTGGCTCTCCCTTTGATTGCTCTCCAATACCACGAAGTTAAGATCAACCTTGATATCCGCCCTATTGATGAGTGCTTGTGGGCTGTTACTACCCTGTCTTGCAACTCGGGCGCCACTGCTAATGCTACCCCCGGTTTCAAGGGTGCTGCTTCTGCTGGATATGCTGCTAACCAATACAACCCCGGTCAACCCGTCCCTGCTGCCATCGCATATAACCAGTCACTCGTTGCTGCCTCTTTGTACGTTGACTATGTGTTCTTGGACACTGACGAGCGCCGAAGATTCGCCCAGAACCCCCACGAGTATTTGATCACTCAGCTCCAATTCACTGGTGATGAGTCTGTTGGTTCTTCTTCCAATAAGATCAAGCTCAATTTCAACCACCCCGTTAAGGAGCTTATTTGGGTTGTCCAGCCCGATCAAAACGTTGACTATTGCTCGTCCCTTGTGTGCGATGCTCTCTTGTTCAAGGTTCTTGGTGCCCAGCCCTTCAACTACACTGATGCCATTGATGCTTTGCCCAACGCTATCCACGCTTTCGGAGGCCCCGCTGCCGTCGCTGCTGATTCCCGTGCCTTCATTGATGCTCGTGGTCTCTTCAACGATGCTGGTGCTCTTGACTATGACATCCCCTCTGGCTTCACTGGATACTGGAACGGTGCTTCCAATCCTTACAATGAGGCCAACTTCGGTGGCCCTGCTGTTCCCCAGAACGCTGCCACTGCCACTGCTATCAACGACACCATCATTGCTCAGCTCAAGGATCTGTCCAACGGACACCTTGATAACTCCACTGTCTCTGATGCCGGTACATTCGTTTTGACCGAGTCGTCTTTGGATATGCATTGCTGGGGACAGAATCCCGTCGTCACCGCTAAGCTCCAGCTTAACGGCCAGGATCGTTTCTCTGAGCGTGAAGGAACCTACTTCTCGTGGGTCCAGCCTTACCAGTCGCACACCAGATGCCCTGATGAGGGTATCAACGTGTACTCGTTTGCCTTGAGACCTGAGGAGCACCAACCTTCTGGAACTTGCAACTTCTCCAGAATTGATAACGCTACTTTACAGCTTGTCCTCTCCAACGCCACCGTTGAGGGAACCAAGACTGCCAAGGTCCGTGTCTATGCCACCAACTACAACGTTCTCAGAATTATGTCTGGTATGGGAGGCCTCGCGTACAGCAACTAAAGAAACATATTAATTTATATATTATTCATAAAAATGATTTAAAG